AAATACATCAATATCGAGAGTTAATCTTTGTTTTTAAAAAAATTAAATATATTCCTATCATTTAAATCGTTAATAATAATAGTTTCACATATTTCTTTCATTAAATTTTTAATTTCTTTTGACTTAATATCGAATGTTTTCTCAACATAAAACGTTATTTCTAAGTTCATGAATGATTTTTTATCCAATTTAATTCCTTTTGTCCTCACATCTAAATCAACAATACATTCTCTTTTGAAGTATTGATTGTTTAAATCGTAAATTCTTGATTTTATTGTTCTTCTTGTTTTTGCAATTACGGATTCGTAATCAGTTGTGTCGTTGTTTGGAAGTAACCATGAGTTAAATTTCAAGTATATTGTCTTTAGATTTTTGTAATCCACAGTACCATATCCTATTTTAACGTTATGATGGTGTCCCAAGGGTAAAAATTTCCCTGTTTTCATTAATTTTGTTCATATTTATTTTATTATGGTGATACATAAAATATAACCAAAATATTTGGTAAATCAAAAAAATATTAATAAAAAAACTAGAATATAATGATTATTATCGATTTAAGTAAGGAAAAAAACCTTGAGACAGCTCTGAGGAGTTATAAAAATAAAGTTCAAAAAACTAAACAGATTCAAAATTTGAGGGAAAGGAAAGAATTTGTTAAACCTTCAGTAATAAGAAGGAAAGAAGTATTAAAAGCAATATATGTTGAACAAATAAAAAACGGTCTTAATTAAGACCGTTTTTCAATTCTGTTAATCTGTATATGTTATACCTTGATGGTGACATTTTGGATACCTCATCCTTAACGTCATTTAGTTTCTTAGATAGGTCTGAATCGTTAGCCTCATTTAGTAATGTGGATACCGAACTCAATATACTTTCTTTTAAATCTACAGTCTTAGTTTCAATCTCTTCATTAGATAATGATAGGATTGATTTAAGTTCTTCTTTTTGTTCTTCTGTTAGATTGTTGTTGTATAAAACATTAAAGTTATTAGCTAACACTGCGTGTAGTAAATTCTCGTTAGATGTGTAAGTGGTGTCTTCAGATACAACTGGTTCTCTTTTAGTTGTAAGATGTTCCATAAGTCTATTCTTAGCTGCAACCTTCTTCTCTACGTTACCTAACATGTCTCTTTCACATAAATGGTCAAGAGCGGTATATACTTCATTTTCGTTGATGTCACTAATGTCTATTTTCTTATCTAAGGTATCACAAAATTCTTGTAATGTTACCATATGATTTTTTAAAATGGAACCGATTCCGTCAACGTATTGTTTTGCGTTTTCTTTATTGTCGAAATACTTGGTTTCGATGTCTTCATAAAACAAATACATTTCTTTGAAATCTTTGTTTTCTTTAATTGTATTTAAAATGTCTTTCATTTCCGCCTTATTCTTTTTAGTGTAGGCTTCTGTTAACTTACTTAACATTTTAGTTTTTAGTGTTCCAAAATTTGTCATTTTTAATCGTTTAAGATATCTTTTAATTTATTCTCTATTTCATAAATATTCTGTTGGGCCTTATTAATGTCAAATAAGTCAGCAATTTCATCACCTTCACCTAACATTCCCAATATTTTATTTTTTCTACTCTCACTTAACGGAGCGGCACCACCATCCATTGGTGCGGGTTCACCTGCCGGTGGCATACCCATATCTCCCATTCCAGCATCAGCTCCCGCGGCTCCTCCTGCTCCTGAAGATTCTAATTTAGTTCTTTCGTCTTCGGAGATACCATATTTCTTATCAACTTCATCAAATACACCAGAACGTTTTATGATTGTGTTAGTTATCATAAGTTCAGCACCCAATGCACGTTCAAGACGTTGTTGTTGTAAATCTAATATGATATCATTATCACTTAATCCAAGAATATTCTTTTTGGCCCAAGTATGTGAAACAGGTAATATACCCATTTGTGATTGGTCTGAAGTTGCATCCTTATATAGTGTAATCTTTTCTTTCCATTGTTCAATACGTAATAAATCAGATTGAGCAGATGGGTTTGTTAAGGATAATGTAAAATTGTGTAACTCATCTTCTAAACCTAAAAGATATAAGTGAACTAAAGCAATTTTATTTAATTCCTGAATTAATGATTTTTGTATTCTATTAATTGTTCTTGCAAAACGAATATCCATTAATGCTAGATTCTTACCATCACCAACAACTTCTTCAAAACCTAAGAACGCCTTAGGAATACGTAAAGCCGCCAATAATTTCTTTTGAATATATTCAATGTCGGCAATTTCACCTAAGTTTTGTGCTCCAGGTAATGTTTCAATTGGACTTGTTTGAGCTGGGTCACGAACCGGAATGAAATAATCTTGGTCTACTGCCATTTGATTGTATCTCATGTCCACCTGACCATTCTTTTGGTCAACAACTTGGTCTCTTTTAAATTTATTAGCAACACGTTGTACATATGGTTCAATGTCCTTGTCATCCATGTTACCAACGAATACTTTGAATACACGTCTTTCAGGAGCTCTTGATGTTCTGTAAATTAACATCGCATCTTCCGCAAGTAACAGTTGTTTCCAAATTCTTCTAATCTTATCTAACATAGAAGTTCCATAAGGAAGTTTTCTATCGTCACCTAATAATCTAAAGTGAGCAATTTCCCACGCTTGGAATTCTAAATCTTTATTCTTCCACGCAAATCTTAATTCTCTTGATGGTAATTTAGTGTTGGTATTAAATCCTGTTTGATTTGGAACCTTCTGTACTGCACCTTCAATTCTCTCAACTTCAATGTTTGGTAATTGTTGACAACCAATGACACCCTTATCAGGGTCCACCTTTAGATATACGAAATCATCACCATACTTACACATACCTCTCGCCCACATCTGTAGGTTTGTATTGATGTCTAATACGTTGTTGAATAAATCAGTTAAAATGTTTTCTATTCTTTTAGATTCAGAATATATTGTTAGTATTTCACCCTTCTCCGACATTGTTGTCGATTCTTCTGCGTAGATATCTAATGACGCTGAAACTTCGGGAGTGAACTCCATCGATTCATAATCATAATATGCCGATAATCTATTTGGTTCGTAATATACCGATTGGTTATATAACGACTGGTCAATTTTTGCCCATTTATCGGCAACATATTGATTCTGTTGTGCTTGTAATAACGCGTTTTCAAAATCTTCCTTACTGTCAGTCTTCAATAACTCATCTTTTGAAAATTGAAAAGATGGTGGAGCCTCTACATTAGGGCCTTGAAAACCAAACGTTTTAGTTAATTTTTGAAATATCGTTAAATTTTGTTTTGCCATATCTATAAATACTAATTATAACAATCTAAATTATTTTTCTGTAATAATCAAGGGTTATCTTTGTTTACCGAACAACCATGAGTATTCTTTATAACTGTCTTTTGGGACGTTTGATGGATTATCACCGTGAAATATATTATCGTCTGTGGCCATTAAACCTATTGGGTCAAATGACGTACCATAAGAATAAAATGATTTATTTGGTTCATACGTTCTTTCAGATACAGTCCACGATTCTAACATCGCTTTATTTGCGTTCTCATTCCTTTCCAATTGATTGAAACACATGTCACCGGCATATAATGCCATGGACATACTCATAATTGAGTCATCGTGTTGTCCTTTCATGTGGTCAGGTCGACCGTTAAGATAAACGAAAGTATTCAATTCTCCTAATAATCTATTAGACCTAACAATGAATCCCTTTCTTAATTGTTCTTCAAATGCCGCAACTATTTGTGTTCTTTTATTGTTAAAATTTATACCCGGTATTTTTTCCGTTGCTTTCTTATTATACTCCCAAATATTTTGAGTATTAATACCATCTATATATAAATTTTTATAATTCATTTCTTGCAACTTTCTTGATGTTGCAACTCCCATACCTCCAGTAATATCAATTACTATAAACGCACCATATAATAGTCCCCATTTATATGCAACTGCCGCTAAATCATCTGGTGGTATCTTACCGATATATTCAGCTACTTGTTCTCTATCATCAAAATCGACTATATTAATAGATGAGAAATCTTCACTATCTCCTCTACTAACGTCGACACCCATAATATATCTGTGACCTTGTATTGGTTCTTTCCAATGCCAAAACGTACCCTGCATATATTTTTCATTTGGAATACGAATCATGTTTTTAGCAATATTTTCTTGAATATCACCAGGAATAACAGAGTCTCCCGAACCTAAGAAATCACATTCCAACTCCTGAGAAATCATACGCCTATCATATTTAAATTTCTTAGACATAGATTCGAACCAAGATGAGAGTGGTTTATAACCATCATCTAAATATTCGTTATATTTCTCAATCTCGAAATCTGTCATTACGATTTCATCGTCGTTATATTGTTCTCTATTTAACATGTAATGTACTATATCGGTACATTTTACCCATCTTAAGTCTTTAGTGTAACGTGGGTCTTTAAACCACCTTAAATCTGTTATATGGAAGTCATTAACTTTACGTAAAGCTTGGTCATAAACACCGTAGTAAATTGGGTCATATCCATTTGGGGTTGAGATAAGAATAATCTTACCACCCGTAGATAGGGACGCCATAGATGCCGCCCAAAAATCCTCACCCGCATCGATATATGCCGCCTCATCAAATACAAGTATTGTAGGTGTGAAACCACGTAACGCATCGGGTGATGTTGCAACCGCTTTAACCTCACAACCGTTATTTAATCTAAATCTACTTTCTGAGTTCTTATCTGGTGAGAA